TGAGAGGTCAAACCGCTCTCATAAAGTGAAGAGAGTGATCAAACCCTTGCGGCCAGTTGTTCCACAAAGTCTCCAGAAGAGTAATGGAAATTTGGTTTCAGTGCAGAGGAAGATCATGACTCGCAATGTATTCAGGTTTTATAGTCCAAGCGCTACGGAGAAAGACAAGCATGTACATTCTGGTTACGCTTTGGCTTTACACGGACGTGCCATTATGTTCCCCTACCATTTTTTGAGTGTTATTCAAGCAGCGCGTGACGATGAAGATTGTTGCGTCACTGGAGAGTCTAAGATTCATCTCCGGAGAACTATAGGAGAATATCTGCTCATTACTCTCACAGTTGATGAGTTGTTTGAATCCTTCCGTACATATGAACCTGGTGAGGCACAAGATATGGTTATCTTAAGGCTGCCAGATCGTTGCCAACCCAATCCTAGTTGTGTAAGGTATTTTTGTTCGCAAGATAAAATTGCCACGTACCAAAAGATTGATGCCATGTTAAGTGTTCCCGGTCCTGGAGAATTTTTCACGGAACTTCATCCAATTGTTGCTACTTCTTCGACTTATCAACATGTCGGAGGAGAGGAGTTCGACGATTACACTGTGAAAGAAGTGTTTTGTTATTCAACTCACACTTCGCCAGGTGATTGTGGTTCACTGTTGTATGCCAATGATAGAAGCAATCCGAATTGCATTATTGGGATGCATGTTGCAGGAGTCACAGCACTAAAGTGTGGATTCGCAGCAGCCATTTCTCGCGAATTTGTTGAAGAATACTTGAAATTCCTTGGCATGGAGGACATTATGCCACCTGAAATTGATCTCGTAGTTCCATCTTTAGTTGCAGTTCCGAACATGAACTGTGTCGGTGAGATGAAACCGGGAATCCCTTACCCTAGGTCAATCGGAAGAACCAGAATTATTCCATCGCACTTGCACGGCTTGGTTTCTCCAGTGCAAAAAGCTCCTGCACGTCTGAAGCCTTTCTTCAGGGAAGGAACACGATTTGATCCGAATCAGTTGGCGCTTTCCAAATATTGTTTTGAGGACGTTTTCATGTCCCCAAAATGTTTGGATTATGCTAAGGAGTCTTTTTGGCTATTTCTTCGCAAGGGATCAAAGGTCACTGTCGAACCAGAGGTGTATTCATATGAAAATGCAGTTCTTGGAGATGATAGTGGTTTTTGGTCGGCAGTCCCACGGGGCACTTCCAGCGGGTATCCTTGGAATTGCATGCCAGGCCCCTCCTCAAAAGTTAGATTTTGGGGAGATGGTGAGAAATACGATCTCACCAGCGATAGTGCTGTGGCTCTGGAGAATAGAGTTAAGGGCGTAATCCACCTGGCCAAGAAAAATATGCGTGCTCTGCATTTATACACCGATTCTTTAAAGGACGAAAGACGTTCTATGAATAAGGTGGAAAAAGGCGTTACTCGCATGATTTCTTGCTGTCCCGTTGACCTTTTGATAGCATTCCGTATGTATTTCGGAGCGTTCCAAAAATGGTTAGTTGCGAACAGGATTGAAAATGGTTGCGCTATCGGCATTAACGAACACTCCTCTGAGTGGGATCTGTTGGCTCAAAAGCTTAATCGTTTTGGAGAATCAGCGCACAATAAGGGGGCAGGTGACCATGAAGGCTTTGACAAAGCACAGATCTTACATGTCCTTGGCAGTTTTACAAATAGTGAAGCTGTTTTACAAGGGCTGCGATAAGGAAGATGATAATGTGCGTAATGTCTTGTGGCAAGAGATCTCAAATTCTTTTCATCTGAATGAGGGACTCATTTATGAGTGGTTCACGGCTTTACCGTCCGGAGCACCCCCCACAACAATGTTCAATTG